TGGACGGCGCGGGCGACATGCAAGGGACAGCGAGGCTGGGATGACTTGGAGCGATGCAGCGAGGGCAGCAGCGCTTGAGGCGAGGCGGAGGCACAAATCACTCCATGCCTACGACAGCAATCCGCAAGGCCGTTGGTTGAAGGAGGAGATGCGACGCGCAGCTAAAGAGCTCCACCGGAAGGGGTTTCCGTTGGCCGGGGCCGAAACGTTCTCACTGGTGGCGAAATTGCCGACGAAGTTGTTGGTGCAGCTTCCGGGCAGAAACAGCGAACACAACTTCATCAAGCGCGATGATGCCAAGGTCAAGTCGATGACGGAGTTCATTAAGAAGAACGGCTCTATTAAGGGTGATTCCGGCAAGTTCTACGCGCCTTTTGTACAGGTCAATTATCGCGGGCAGGCTTTTATCAATGAAGGAAATCATCGCGTTCGGGCTTACGCGGCAGCGGGACGCAAGAGCATTCCTGTACAGATTCAGTACCACGCGGGTGGTGAGTTGCGCCGTGGTCCGGTGTCGCTTGTGACGGTGATGAAGTACAACAGGAAAAAGAAATGACCGGCAAACTCGACTCCCGCGCTCGCGACACGGCAGAGGCGATGATTGCCAAGTTCGGCAAGGCGATGACGCTGCGCCGCGCCACGGTGGGCGCGTACGACCCGTCCACCGGTGCGGCAGCGGAGGTCACGGCGGACTACCCCATCGTAGGCGTCGTGGCGCAGCCGTCGCCCGCGATGTTTCAGGCGGGGCTGGCCGTGGCGGGTGACATCACCGTGCTGATCGCGGCCAAGGCGACGTCGCTGGTGCCGGTGCCGGGAGACGAGATTGTGATTGATGGCGTGACGTGGCAGGCGACCTCGGTGCGGTCGATGTTCTCCGGCGAGTTGATCGCCACCTACGAAGTCATGGCGAGGGGCTGACATGGCGTGGAGCGATGCAGCGAGGGAAGCAGCACTAGCAGTACGGCGTGCGCACATGCACGGGCGCGTGGCGAATGTGCTTTACCATGTCACGCAGACAAGTAAGACCAAGTCCATTATGAAGAAGGGCATCGCGCCTTTTCAGACTTCTAACTGGGTCAAAGCAGGGTCCGGCGAACGGTATGGCGGCGGTGAAATCTTTGCCTTTCGTGCGCGGCAGGACGCGGTACGTTGGGCAGCAAAAATGGACTGGGCAAAGAACCAAAAATTCGCCAGTGGGAAAATTGCCATAGCGATATTCAAAGAACCGAAACGCGGGTGGGTCAAAGACACGGCTGATCCGTTGGGGCAGGCGGGGCGGGCTGGCAACTGGTTGAAGAAGATGGGTTCGGTAGCGCCGAAGAATGTACGTGCTGTTGTACCTGTATCGCAAGCGATGGTGCGCAAAGCAACTGCGAAGTTCAACCAGCGATGACCAACGCCCAAGCCCTCGCGCAGAACAAGCTGTTCCTCGTCAACATGTCGCGGTTCGTCGCGCAGACGAAAGCGTCGTGCGATGAGATCGTGCGCATGGTGCTGTTCGATCTTTCCTACACGTTGGGGTTCTACACACCTGTGGACACGGGACGGTTGCGTTCTAACTGGCAATTCGGCGCGGGCGAGATTCCCACCGGCACGTTGGACAGCACGGATGACCCAACGGACAGGTTGCGGGCGCAGATTGCAAGTGCGACGGCGGGCACCATTCACTATCTGGTCAACAACCTGCCATACGCAGCGGTCATCGAGTACGGGCAGTATCCGAATCCGCCGAAGGGCGGCGGGCGCAAGGACAAGACCGGCGCGCACGTCGTGCGGTCAGCGGGCGGCTACAGCACGCAAGCGCCGCAGGGCATGGTGCGCATCACGGCCATCCAGTACAAACAGTTCTTGGAGCAGGGCGTGCAGAAAGTCAAGGCGGCGGGGTTCACATGGCAGCGCTAAAATCGCGGTTTAGGGGCGGTTCCCCGGCTTTAGGCTACACCCCTAGCTTAGAGGGCTGTAGAACGCCCTATACACGCGATTTCGCTGGGTTTCGCGTGGGTTTCGCGGGCTACGGGCGGAGGGTTTAGTGGCCGATTCCCTAAAACTGGCGAAGGCGGCGCTCGAAGCGCGGGTGGTGGCCATCGCATCGCCTTTGCCGACGCGGTGGGAGAACGTGGTATTCGTGCCGCCTACGGACGGTTCCGCGTACCAGCACGTTGACATTATGTCTGCGCCACCGGACAACCCGACGCTCGGCGATGGATTCTACAGAGAGTTGGGCCTGCTGCAAGTGACGCTTTATTATCCGCTGGGCAATGGCTCGGGGGCGGGCTACGCAAAAGCGGAAGCGATACGCGCATGGTTTCCTCGTGGGTTAACTTTGACATCGGGAGGCATCACCGTACACATTCAACGCACGCCTGCCATCGGCCCCAAGCTGCCGTCCACGGATCGGTTTGTGCTTCCGGTCACGGTGCGGTGGTATGCGGACGTGTTCGCATGATTAATTCAAGATTAAACGCGGCTAGTCAAAGCGCATGGGTAACGCGCAAAACTCGTTCGGCGTTGCCGGACGAATCTTTAACATCACATGACGGAGAATCAACATGACTGTCGCAACGGGTGTAGGAAAACTGGTGGCGTGGAAGAAGGAGTCGTACCTCGCAGGGGTCACGGCAGTCAGCACGACGGGCGCGCAGTACGTGCGCCGCGTCACGTCCGACATCGACCTGTCGAAAGACACGTATGAGTCGAACGAAATCCGTGCCGACTACCAAGTGGGCGACATGCGTCACGGGATGCGCAAGGTCGGCGGCTCGATCAAGGGCGAACTTGCGCCGGGGTCGTATAGTTCCTTTATCGGCGCATTGCTGCGTAAGGAGTGGGTCGCGGCACCGGTAACGGTAGGCGTTACTTCGATCACGGGTGCGGGCACTGGGGCCACGCGCACGTTGACGCGCACGCAAGGGAACTACCTCACGGACGGCTTCAAGATTGGTCACGTTGTTCGTGTTTCGGCGGCAACGAGCCACGTCACGGCGGACTTGAACAAAAACCTGTTCGTAACTGGCGTTGTTACGTCGGCACTGACAGTGATCCCGCGTGACGGCATCTTCACCAGCACGGCGATGACGACCGTTACAATCACGGCTCCCGGCTTCCACTGCTGGACGCCAGTCAGCGGCCACACCAATGCCAGCTACAGCATTGAGCACTACTATTCCGACATCACCAAGTCGGAACTATTCACGGGCTGTCGCGTCAACTCCGTGGCGCTGGGCTTACCCGCAACGGGCATGGCAACGTGCGACGTGAACGTGCTGGGCGCTGGCTTCAACGAAGGCTTCACGGGTACGGTCGGCGCTCCGGTGTACGGCACGGTGGCGGGCACGGCGCAGTATTTCACGACACCCACGGTAGTCGGCACGGCGGGGTTGCTGACCGCAGTGGCTGGCGTCATCATTGTCAACGGTACGCAGGTTGCCACCGTCACGGGTCTGACCATCGACGTGCAAGGCGGTATGACCACGGGCGCAGTCGTCGGGTCGAATATGACTCCCGACGTGTTCGCCGGTCGTGTCAAGGTAAGCGGGCAACTGACCGCCTACTTTGACGGCGTGACGATGCGCGACTTGTTCGTGAACGAAACCGCGTTCGGCATCCAGTGCGTGATTTATTCTGACCTCGCCATCTCCGGTCACTTCATCTCGATTGCGATGCCGAATTGCAAGGCGAATGGCGCAACCAAGAGTGACGGCGAGCAAGGGCTGTCCATGACGATTCCGTTCGTGGCGCTCTACAACCCTGTGGCGGCTGACTTGTCCACCACGGCGACGACACTGCTGATTCAGGACTCGGCGGCGACGGCAACGTAACAGCAGCGCGGCTTCCCAGCGGGCGGGGCAACCCGGACCCCGCTGGGTTTTTTGACCAGTAAGGAGATCGAATGAACGACGCAGCAGCAGGAGCGGTAGCAATACCGACGATGGACGATGTGTTTGCGGAGTTGGACACACGAGCGAAGGCAAGCGAGGGCATCGAGATCGAAATCTTCAAGCCGGACGGGGAAACCTCCGGCATCTTCATCAAGGTGCTCGGGCAGGACAGCGATGACTATACCAAGATCAAGGAAAAGCAGGACCGTGCCCGTGTACGCATGATCTCGAAGGGCGGACGTGGTGCCGTCGATGGCATCTTCGACACCGGCAAGTCGAACGAGATGGAGATCGTCATTGCCTGCTGCCTCAGTTGGCGGCACACCAATGGCAAGAATATGCCGTTCCAGATTGGCGTGAACGAGGACGCCAGCCGCAAGTTTTTCGAGAAGTATCCGGTCGTCTACGATCAGGTGCGCGTTGGCATTGCTGATCGGGCGAATTTTACGAGGGTGCCTGCGAAGAGCTGATCCAGTTCGCAAGCGCCAAGTTCTACTTGGATCATAGGACTGACGACGGAAGCACGCGACGGGATCATGCGCAGAGCGTCTACAAGCAAACAAGGGAATGGCCCGAGGATTACCCGGAGGAACCCATGCTGCCCGACGCGCTGCGCTACCTGTGGGACTGGTTCGTTGATCTATCCAACGGTCGCGGGTCATCGGGCTTCGGCCCGAACCCGCTATCGTGGCCCGACTACGATGCGTGGTGCCGCATGATGGACATTCGGCTGGATAAGTGGGAGTTCGCTGCTCTGCGTCGGCTTGACGCAACGTACCTGATGTCGCAGTCGGGCGCGAAGGAAAAGAAATGAGCGAAGGCGTAAACGACATCACCACGCTCGGGCTGGGCCTGGACTCAACGGGCTTCGTGGGCGGCGCGGATGAGATTGCCTCGGCCACGGATAAGGTGATTGCTGCCACTGAGGGATTGATCAGTGCGCAAGAGAAGCTGGGTGAAGCGGATAAGCAAGCGGCGCAGGATGGTGCGACCTTCGCCTCGCAGTTGTCGGAGCGCGTAGCGGCGCTGGACAAGACGCAGGACAGCTTGTCGAGTCTGACGGGCGCGCTGTCGGGCGCGGGTTCTATCGTCAAGATGTTTGCGGACAGCTTCGATGCCATCGAAGGCACCAAGCTGATGGAAGCGGCGTCGAACATGCAACGGCTGGCGCAGGAAACGATGGCGGCGCGCGATGCCGCGAATGCGCTGGCCCAAGCCGACTATGTGCCGCAGAAGACGCTGGAAGCAGCGGAGGACATGAAGCGGCTGGCGCAGGAGGCCATCGCCTCTGCGGACGCCGTGACCGTGCTCGCGGCAGCATCGGACAGCATCGGCTCGGCGCGTATCGTGGAAGCGGCGGAGAATGCGAAGGTGATGGCTCAGGAAGCGCTGGCGGCGGCAGAGGCGATGGCCAGCATTGCCATCGGTGACGGCGCGGACCCGGAAATACTGCGCCAAGCAGCGGCAGCGGCGAGCGAAATGGCGGCGGGCGCTAAGCAAGCCGCCGATGCAGAAATCGAGCTGACGCAGGAGATGGTCAACGCCCGTGCAGAAATCGTCCGACGCAATGACGCATTGTCGGAGAGCAAGGGCGAACAGCAGGCGTTCACCAAGGAAGAACTCGCGGCCATCGAGGCGGGCGACAAGTTCGTGGAAGCGCTGACGCAGCAGGTCATGCAGTTGGACCTGAACCGGGACGCACTGCTGCGTTACCAGATCGCGTCGCGCCAGTTGACAGACGACCAACGGGCTGACGCGCTCGCGCTCGCGGACACGCTGAAGCAGGCGGGGCAGGCCAAGACCGAGGCGGCGTCATCGGGCAATGTGCTCAAC